ATGTCTGTACCAGTACCAAGTCTTATTTTATCTCCGTCTGGCATTTTAAAGTCGCCGTTTGCATCAGTAGTCACTACTTTTGATACAGCAGTTGTTCCGGCCGTAAGTTCTAAAAACTTAGGAGCATCACCGCCAATAGAATACCAACTTGCGCCGCTCCATATCAGTGAAGCAGTTTCATGTTGGGCTAAAATAATTGTAGTGCCTTGGCCATATGTGGCCGGAGTAATCGTAACTGCACCTGAATTAATATTAATAAACTTTTTGATAAAACCTTTATCAGCGCCGCTGGGTCCGTTAGCAAGCGCACATGCAACCGCAGAACCAGCATCATGTATTGTGAGTGGAATAATCGGAGAAGCAGTAACAGTTGTACCTGTTAATGTTTCTTCTTTATATCGCACTTTACTATTGAGTAGTATTGCACCAGTACCTTTAGCGGCTAATGATAATGATACATTTGTATTTCCGCCGACTGCATTTAGTTGTGGAGCATTGTCAGTCGCAGCATTCGTTAATTCTACATGATTCACAGCACTTGATGTAGTTTGAAATACAAGTTGTTCGTTACCATTGTTATCTGCTATAAAACCTGCATCAACAAACTTAGGTGCTGTAAGTACGGGGCTTGCAAGAGTTTTATTTGTAAGTGTATCTAATGTCGTTTTACCAACAAGAGTGTCTGTTACTGCCGGAAGAGTAAGTGTTACATCTGCTGTTGCAGCAGGTCCAATAAGCGTAACTGCATTTGTTCCGTTGTCAGTATCTTCTTTAAATAAAATACTACCTGCAGAACTTGAGCTACCTGTTAAAACAGGCGCTGTCAATGTCAATGTAGATCCCGAAAGTAAAACTGTACCAGTAGTATCTGGAAATGTAATAGTTCTATCTGCAGTTGGATTTGTAAATGTTAATGTGGTTTCAAAATCATTTGCAACACCTTCTGCAATAATGCTATTATCACCGAACAGGATAGATGAGTTTGTTGTGTCACCACCTAATATAGTATAAAGTTCTGCAAAGTTAGCATTGATCTTTGTACCGGCAGAACGCATTGTGTCGCCAGTATTATCGTTAGCTGCTGAACCTGTATTTACTGTTTGTCTTGCCATTATTCTAACCTATGAGTTGTAACTATTTATACGCTTTATTATGCGGAATCTGTATAATAACTGAATTCATCTGCATCAAACGTTGTTTGTGTATTAGAGAATCTCATGTTACCGCCGATAACCGTATCTGAATCTGCATCAAATGTCTGGCTATTAATTCTAGCTGCACCAACAAGATTCGCAAATGTATTGTCAAGATAACCAATTGAACCGAATTGATTGATTGAGAACGCGCCGAAGTCTTCTGTAGCTGTTGTACTTGTATCGACTGCACCGTAGTTAGTTGTTGCTGTCACCGCGCTGTCAACCAAACCATAATCCTCAATGGTTCCAAATGGTGCAACAAGATCTCTCAGACTACCACCAGGTGAATCGTTAAAGTCTCTTAGATATATATTGCTAAAGTCGATACGATAAGCACCGAGAGGTTTGGTTGCTTCTACGTATGTATCTTTTGTAAAGCCTTCGATTGATGGGAACTGTTCGATAATACCAGATAGATCTTGACGAGCAAATGGTGCCATACTTGCAGAGCTTACAAATTGTGGAGGATCTAATGGTTCTACACCCTGAAGCTGCGCTTTCTCCCATGGAATATCTACGTTTTTAGTAACTATTTGTACTTCTGAACCTACAAACATGCCGCCTGGATGTGCAAAGAGTTTATATAAATCTAGCCACTCATTTGAAGCAATACCTAATTTAATAAGTATTCCCCAAAACTGGTATATTGTAGGATCAGTAATTCTTAATCCAGTCTCTGGACCTATCTTATTACCAACTTTCATTACAAGATCTTTACCATATATTATTTCAGGTGTTATCCCAAAGAACATATTAAAAAATCGTTCGATACCAAACTTAGTACCTTTAGATCTATAAAAGTTATTTGAAAGACCGGCAGAAGTACGTTGATCTAATGTACCTTTAATATAGTTTTGACCAAGCAATAGTTCATCTTCAATATGTGTAAGATTTGTTTTTGCTGTCTGTGATATATCTCTTAGAGTAGGAATTGTTTTTATTTGATTACCAAAATTTCCAGTGGCATCTAGATCATCGTAATATTTTTCAAGTAACGTAATTAATTTAGGATTATCTTCGCGAAACCATTCAGGCAATGCTTCTGCAATTAGACTTCCGGTAAAATCTAGCTCACGTCTTCCTACATCTGAAAGGGTTTTATCTGACATTTTAGTTATCAGCCTCAGTTGTGACTGCAACGACAGAACTTGCCGTTACATCATATTTAATAATATTATTTCTTTCAGGAGCAATAGCACTTTGATTTGCCGGTAATACTGATATTTTAATATTAGTAGAAGTACCAAGTAAACCTGTAGGTCTGAATCCAGTAATAGTTACTATCCCGGATGCAGTATCGAATGATCCAATGTTATCTACGACCACTGTACCTGAACCTGATTCTACAATCTGTAATTTGTTTGTTGCGATATTAGGTCTTTGCTCATTTACAATTCGACATACAACTCCATCAACTGTAAATGCATCACTTTTCACAATATAGTCAGCATCGCTTGGAGATGCCTTAGCTGTAGGTATTGCAACGTTTGAAGGATAAGTGAGAATAAATGCATTAAATGTATTAACAACCGGAACAATTCTTTGTTGCATACGTATGATTGTGCGAGACGAAAATATAGCAGTACTTACTTCATCAACTAATGTGAGAAGAGCAGATCTTCTAAATGATTTTTCAAATTTGCCGGTATTTGCAATAAAATAATTATCGATTACTGTTTTAACAGAAGTTGTAATAGAGTTTATAGAAAGAGCTGTTAGATTTGGATTGATTTGATAGAATAATTCAGTTTCAATAAATGTTTCGACGGGGTCAGCAAACTCAACATTAAATGATATCACAGCAAGTTGTTTTACAAGTTCTGTTATTGCTAGTTTTGTTGCAGTTTGTGTTGTAGCAGTTACATCAGATTCAAAATCTATTGATGAGAACACTGTACCAAACTTCGGCTCTGGATTATCTTGACCACCCCATGATATTATATCATTAATGAGAGTTGAGAAGTTTCTGTTTATAATAGCAGTATAATCTTCAGGAGTAACCATTCTATTCTGTGATGCATATTGAAATGGTGCATTAGTACGAATCGAAGCGATTGTTTCTTTATCGTCGCCACCAATCGCTGCAGCATTTGTACCAACAGTAAGAATTCGTGCAGTTCCAAGAACAGTCACAGTATCAACAGGCGTAAATGCTTTTGCTGTATTTGCATCTGCGCCTTTGGTTGCAAGATATTCTACAGTAATTGTATTACCTGCCGCAGGAGCAATACCAAGTATTCCGTTACCACCAAATGATAACTGATAGAATCCATTTGGTGCTTCTTTCAGTATATAGATTGTAGATGAAGGAGAAATAGTAGTCGCTGCAGTAATATTAATATATGTAGTAGTAGTGGTTCCGTCTATAACTCTAATAACAGCTGTATCAGCATCAAGTGTTGTATCAGGAATCATATAAACATCAGCTTCATTGAACTCACCTACATTGAAGGTTTTAGTTTTTAGAGTGCCTTCAAATATTGGAATAAGCAATCTTCCATCTGATGTTTTAAATTCATAAAGCCCGGCGCCATTGTCAGATGCAGTATAAACTTCTCTTGTTTGAAAAGTATATGTAACATCATCTACAGATGCTGAGAATCGAGTATTGGTCGGAAGATCTATTGTACTCGGCCGGCCAGTGATCGATGCTAAATTCAAAGAAATTGTAATAGTAGCTTTAGCAGATGTCATTGTATCAGGCACATAACCGATACCAGTCGCAAGTGATACGACACTTGATCTTAACTGGGCAGTACCAAGGAATGATTCGTTTAATGCAAAGTTGGTTGTCAGTCCATTAACATGTGTATTGTATGCAAGAACATCTAGAATATTAGATAGACCAGAAGCTTCAAAATCATAGTCAGCAAATTCTGTGGTATTTCTTAAATACGTTTTTAGATTTGATTTTATATTTGCAAAATCTAATGCGGTTGAATTAATTGTTGTTGCCATCTTATCTTAGCCTCGCAAGTGTGCTAGTAAATTTTACTAATTCGTCTGTGTTTATTACTCTAAATTCTACAGTTACGTGTATAGAATTTCTATCTGGTTTTGCTATTGCAGTAATATTAAGTGCCTGAGCTCTTGGTTCAAATACATTAATAGCATTGATACAACGTTCTTCAATATCTTCTTCTGCATCTTCATCTGCAAGATCAAATAATAAAGCTCTGAGATCAGCACCAAATAGTGGTTGAAATGGTTTCTCAAAATGATTTGTAAGCATTAGATTTTTAACTGCTTGCTTGACTGCAGCTGCATCTGTTTTCTTAAATATTTCGCCACTTGGTTTGACAGCAAATGTAAGATCTATATCTTTGTATAGCTTAGTACGAGCTCCAATAATAGAACTCGTTCCTAATGATACATCTTCTGTTGATAACTTCGTGGCCATATTATCTCTCTTATTTAGCTTTATTTATATAGTTTCTGTGCCGTTTAAAGTCCAAATGCAGATTTAAACCAGTCATCTGATGACCAAACGAGTAGTGTAGTTTTATCATAATGTGACAACCCTCTTTTTCTTCCTCCGCTTTGAGTAACATTTGCTCCTAACATATCTAAATGCATTGTAGTATTACTCATATATCCAAATTGTATTGGACCATGGCCTCCGCCAAGTATGCCATTTGCAATAGCAGCTTTTACAAACTTTACCATGACATCACGATCCCATGCCTCTGCTGCGTTGAGTATTTTTCCTTTATATGTCAGTCTAACATCTGCAGCTAATCCAGTATCATGTCGCGTGCTACTGCCCAGAACTCTTTTACCATCTGTCCC